TGGGGTTTTCTTTTGCCCATATTCTAATACAAGGGGCAAATTGAATTTGCCCTACAAGTTGTTGGTTAAGCCGTTGCTTTTAGTAAGCCACGATAATCAATGACATTGACACCTGCATCAATACGCACTTTGGTTGCAATACCGTCGGTGTTAAAGCCTTCCATTTGGTCAATGAATGGTGTTTCTACGCCGTCAAGGTAGGATACTTCGATCGCTTCTTTATTAATGAGATACCAATCTTTCGCGCTGACCGCTTGTAAGCGTTGTGATTTCGCAATCGGTACAATGTTTTGCAATGGATTGATAATGCCTGAGTTTGCCTCTGCGCCTTCAACAGAACTTGAGCCTAAGATTTGTTTTGCTCTGGTATGAAGTGCTGTTGGAACAAGCAAGTAATCCGGTTCAATCAATAGCTGAGTTTTACCGTCAAAAGATTTGTGAGCGTTCATCATTTGGATCGCTTTGTCTAACGTATTTAAACCAAATGCACTATTATCCAGTAAGTTACCGCGAGTCTTATCAAACAACGCTTTACCGTCCGCTAACTTACCATTGCCCGTAATGGTCGCAAAAATCAAATTAGCAATGGTTGCTTTTGCTGCTTGACCTAATTTGTATGGGATTTTGGTGAGCATTCCCATATCGTCATTGATAATCGCCTGACGAGTAATGCTGAACGCTTTACCATAAGTCGCTAACGCAATTTGGGTTTGCGTGTCGGTTAAAGTAGCGTAGGTGTATTCTGCTCCTTCAGGTAATAAATCAAGCTGATCGAAGCTACCCATTCCCACACGATGAGCAGGGCGGAAGTCGGTTAATGTGCCTTTTGTTGTGAACTTGTCGAAATCTTCAATGTGTTCTTGCCATCCTTTAATAATCGATTTATGAGCAACATCAAGCAAAATTGAGCCGAAGTCGCTACTTGAATGAGTAAAGGCTTGTCCGACAATTTGCATTGCGTTCATACCACTTAATCCAACGCCACGATCTACCAAAGACGCACGAGCCATTTCACGTAAGGTCATTCCTGCGTATGGATTGTCTTTTTCCGCTTTCTCACCGCCACCACGATGAATTAACGCCGCTTTCATACTGTCACCGACGATATTACCGTTTGAAACGTGAATATGAGTAGTAGCAAGCGGTTGAGTGTCTTTACCTAATTCAGCCAACAAACGATCTTTAGCTTGTTCAGCACTCATTGTTAAGTCACCTAAACACTCTGCCATTAATCCATCAAAACGCCCGCCAAAGTTAGCAAATGTTGCTTTAATTTTGGCATTGCGTTCTGCAAGTGTCGCTAACGGATCGGCTTGTGGAATTTGTGCTTTTGGTTGCTCCGCCTGTGCTTTTGGCTCTTCTTTGGTAAGAGCTGGCTCAGAAACTACCGCTTGCGGTTCTACTGTTGTTTTTGCTTGGGCTTTTGGCTCAAGTAAGGTTTTTAATGCATTTGGCATAGATTTGAACTCCTTCATTCGTTGAGAGGTAATTGATGCCATTGCCTTAATAGGCTCGGCGAGTTTGTCTGCGAAACCTTGCTCCACACACTCTTCGGCTGTGAGCCACGTTTCTTCTTTTAGCATTTCTGCTAATTCTTCAGGGGATTTCCCCGTTTTTTCCGCATACGCAGGAATAAGGGTATTTTCGATTTTGTCGAGAAGATCGGCATATTTACGCATATCTTCCGCATCACCGCCTTGAATACCCCAAGGTTTGTGAATCATCATCATTGCATTTTTAGGCATAATCACTGGATCGCCTAACATTGCAATAACTGAAGCCATAGAAGCAGCAAGACCGTCAATATAAACGGTCTTGCTGGCTGGGTGATTTTTTAATAGGTTGTAAATGGCGATGCCGTCAAACACACTCCCCCCTGGGGAATGAATATGTAAATCAATGTGCTTGATGTCGCCTAGATTTTTGAGATCTTTCGCAAATTGCTGTGCGGAAATCCCCCAACCGCCGATTTCGTCCATAATGGAAATTTCGGCTTTCTCTTTTGATTTGGCTTTGATTGAGTACCAATTCATTTTTTCCTCCAATAAAAAACCCGACTATTTATCGTCGGGTTCTTCTGTCTTTTCCGTTACAACATTTTCAGTGTGAACTTGTGTATTCGTTAAATCCGTATCGAATTTAAGACCATGTTTGCGGTTTTCTTCCACTTCCACAATTCGTCGGCGTTTCACTTCAGCAGGATTATTACCACTGGCTCGTATTGCTTCGCTTTCAGTAGATAATCCACCAACAATTCGACGTCGCCACGCTTCCGTTTCTTTCACAGGATCAATCCACGGCATCACAGGGCCTGAATACACGGCGTTATAGACACTGTTCAGATCAATATCAGGACTAATTTCAATTTCCCCTGATGCTATCGCCATTCTGAGCCATTCTCGATAAATCGGGCGTGATATACTGGCAACGAAATGATCTTGCAGTACCGCATAGCCTTCAAAACTTTCCACTAGCTCTTGACGTTGGCTTGAGTAAGTACCGTTGTAATCTCTGGCAATGCTGGAATAACTTGAGCGTGTCCCTGCGGCCGTAGCCCGAAGTTGCCCATTTCGAAAACTCTCTAGGTTAGTATTTGGACGATTAGAATTGATCAGCCCAATATCTTCCCCTGGTTTTAAATCGTCCACGACTTGTCCTGGTGCAATATCAAAATAACGATTTCCTTGACTGACATCATCAGGATCGAACAACGCAGGGTCGCCTTTTTTGATGTACATCGTTAAGGCTGCAGCAATTCGTGCGGCAACACGTTCACTTTCTTCATAATCTTTCAAATCGGCAAGGCGAACAATTACACCGTGAAAAAGTGAAACGCCCCGCAATTGATGTATTCGTTTTACTAACGCAAGATGAAGCATATTTTCCGCAGGCACGGTTTTTACTCGTCCATAAGTGCGGTTATCTTCTTGTGGATTATCAAAATAGACTTGATAACCCGTTGGTTTTCGCCATGCGTTGAGATAAATCCCTTGTACTAAATTCTGATCTTGTTCATTGCTATTCATCGGAACAAAATCAGGCTCTAAGGCTTCTAAAGAAAAAGGAATAGACGTAGCGTGTTTCAAACCAGTCACTTTACCTAATACAAGATGGACAAAGACTTCGCCATCTCGCAACCAAGTCCGCAGTAACATTCGTTCAAGTTGTGGACGAGTGAAACGCCCTGTCACTTCAGGTCTTATAGACCATTCTGCCCATTTGCGACGAATATCATTTGCTAGAGCTTCATTCACATTTCCAGCTAAATCAAGGGGCTGTGGTTCAACATAAATGCCCTTTGAACCAATCACACGCTCTTCCAATTTATCCAAAATGCCGATCACAATATCGTGATTTTGATCTAATGCTCTTGCTTGCTCACGCAGACTAACCGCACTGTGTCTAACTGCAGTATTTGCACCTTGATTTTCTCGGATAGCTTTATGCAATCGGCTGGGTTTTCCTGCTTCATACGCATTGAGTACCAGTCGGTGTTTTGCTCTTTCTGCTGCCCATTTGGGTGAGATTTTAGCAATTGTTTTTTCAAATAAATTCATTTAAAACCTCACCAATTTAAAACGTCCGCCAGCATTTTGATGTGCTTGTTGGCGTTGTACTTTGCTTAAACGTTCTTCCCAATACTCCCGACCTTTACGGATTTCCGCAAGGTTTTCACGGGTGACATTACGTCCATTAAAGGTGATACTTTTCCCCTCTAACACCGCTAATTCGGCTTCGACGTATTTGTCGATCATCTGTTGGATTTGGTCTAATCGCATTTTTCACCTATTTATGTTTATAACCAGCCACCACTTTTCCTTTCTCCACCATTTAACCAACGTTGTTGTGTTGTGGACTTTTGCTTTTCAGGCTGAGTTTTTGAGATAAGCGGTGTTGATTTTTCTTCAACGCTGACCTCTTGTGCCTGTTCGTTGTGTGGTGCTTCAAGGTTAATGATATTCGGATTTAATTCAGGCAATCTTGCCCATTCGGGTATGTTGCGTTCATCTCCCCATTTGATCCGCTCGTAACCGCGTAAAATCGCAATAGCGTGAGCATAACAAAATAAGTCTAAGGCTTCGTTATTGCCTTTACCTGGTTTGAACCATTTGCCGTCTGCCCCACGCTCTTCATAAACTAATTCATCAAAAAACCATTGCCCGATCCAGTCTGGGAAGTGAATGTAATTCGAACCTTGACTGGTTTTCGCAAGTGCATTGCTGATACGGTCTTTGAGTTGGTCTGTTTGGAGTAAATATAGGGGAACATCTCCTCGAGCTGATGAGTGTCGGTCGCTTCGTGTAGTGTTGTCAGGATAACTTTTTGTGATCAGCTTTTGCCGTTTGGTGCTGTCGCCCTTAACCAAATAGACCCTTTTTGCTAATCCATCTCTGCGACATTTTCGCCAAAATTTATAAGCATTGTCAGTTACGCCATCTTCACCACCACTATCCACCGCCATTGCTAAAATCGGCATTAGGCGGTTGTCGTGAGTTGATAATGGATACTGTTTTTCGAGTACGTCGCTGATTAGAGTATGCCAATCATCAGGTAAACGTGGATCGATTTTTTCAACAACGCCGTCTTCATCAGGTAAGGTGTGCGAGATGTTGTAGCGGTCAATCAGCCAGCGTTCGCCATTTTCACCATAACCGACAATTTGCACCACAAAGCGACGGTTTCGTCCGCCTTGTACATCCACCGCAGCAATTAAGAAGCGACACTGTGGTGGTACGGTTTTCTCTTTGAGTTCTTCTCTGCGTTCCATGAGCTCATCTGCTCGGCGTTGTTCCAACGCAGAACGGGGGAAATAGGGCAATCCCCAGTCAGTGTTGATAACCGCTTTTAAGGTTTCTTCGCTACCTGTTAAATCATATTCTTGTTCCGCAGTAAGTAGTTTATAAGTTAGCTGTGCCCACGTTTGATAAGCAGCCGCAGGACCTTCTAACCAAAAGGAAGCAATGCGTGATTTGCGTCCTTCTCCCAAAATCTGACCGCTTGTGTCAATTTTTTGCCCTTCTTTAAGCCATACACCATTGATATTCAGCTCTCGTTTCATTTCGGGCGGAATTTTATGTAAGCAGTGGGGACATTGTAGTCGTGCCTTTTCACTTGCAGTCACAAAATCAGGTTCGTCCCTGAAATCCACCATATTTGCCATTGATGGTTCGAAATATTCCGAACATTCGGGGCATTGCCAGTAGAACCGTCTGCGGTCGCCTCGGTTGTATAAGCTCAAAATCCCTGTTGTTGGTGGTGCTTCGTGGCTACTTTTCGGAACGTGTTTAATATCAACAATATCTTTACCAGGAGAGCTTTCAACCAGTGTCATTCCGGCAGACATAAAGGTGGTTGTACGCTTAGACGCTAGGGAAAAACCGTCCCCTTCGCCGTCAATATCATCGGGCCAGCGGTCGTAATCGGTTAGTGCAACATATTTGTAGTCAGAAGATGACAGTACGTTAATTGACGGCCAACCGATTTTGAGCAAGTTGCCCGCTCTGAAATATTTGTCGTGGACGTTGTTGTCATTTTTACGGGGGCTGAGCCGTTTGGCTATTTCAGGCGAACAGCGGAAAGTGCGGTCTAATCTTTTGCGACTGTGTTCGCTGGCTTTTTCTTGAGTGAGTTGCACCAGTAAGAAGTCGGAAGGGTCGCAAATGATAGAATATGTGATCCAGCCGTCAATTAAACCTATGGTTTTCCCTGTTCGAGCAGGTCCGACAAAGACAACAGCGTCATATTCTCGGGAGTTTAGGCAGTTCATTGGTTCAAGCATATAAGCGGCTGTATTTTTATCCCACTTGACCGAGTTTCCCCCACCAACCGGCACTCGCATATATTCTGCAACAGCTTCTGATACTTTCATTCGGCGTGGTGCTTTAATGGCATTTGCTATATCACAGCGGATTTCTTTTGCACTGGCAAACATTATTCATCCTCGCTCGTTTGTTGAATGTGTAGTGCCATTTGATCTCGAATGTCATCAATCACTTGTTGTACTCGAATGAGATCTTTAGGTTGTAACCCACAATCTCGCTCTAAAATATCGGGGAGAGTTTCAAGAGTTTGGACTACGGCTTTGGCTAAAATACTCATTTCTTGCGATACTTCAAAAGCTGGAATTAGCTCTCGAGTTTCTCGTTCATACTTCAAGCGTTCGTTTTCAGCTTGCCAAAAAGCACGGCGATCGTTAGGACTTAAACTATCAACATCTGCCGACATCTTCTCGGTTAAACCAGTCAAAATGAGATCGCGTAAGGAATAGAGTTTTAGCTTGCTATTACTGCCCAAAGATGGCGTTAATCCAGCAACTCGTTGAGATACTGTCTGCCTATGTAATCCCGTGACTTCGGCGATCTGATTTATATTTAATTTTAGTTCGTGTAAATTTTCCATTTCGCTAAAACCTTCAAACCGCTTAAAACAAAAAATTGCACCCAAAGTGCGAAATTAAAATGAAAGATGATGATGCCTAGAACCTCAAAAAACTGCCGAAAACCACGAGCCCGTAACCCCGTGGAAAGCCCCACCCCGTCGGGAGTACCTTTTTGTTTTTAGGTTTTGTTGCATTTGTTTTACATCACTTGCGTATTTTCTCGGGGATTTATCTAACAACCCC